TTTCAAAGAAGAATCATTTGCAACATTTTATGCTGCTTTAGAGGAAACTGATGGTCTTGCAAATACACCAGAAGTTAAGGATTGTATTTCTCTTATAGAAAAATTTAGTAGAGGAATTACTATAGGAACTACTGCTAGTGTAATTAAAAATAAAACTGATGATGCTGTAGTTGATGCGAATAGAGTTCATAAAGAATTGATGAACAAATTAGGAGTTATGTTTGAGAAAAATTCTAAATTTAAATTTGAATTTGTTAAAGAAGCAATGTCTGGATACAAAAAATTTGGAAAAGGTTCAAGAGCAGCAGCAGAATATTTTTTAGTGGGAGGAAAAGGAGGAAAGTCGGTATCATTTCATTCGATAGACGATGATTCATATGTATCAAAAGTAGTGGGTGCTATGACACTATCAGTAAAAATGAAATCAACATCTAGAAAGACATTGGATGCTGCTCCTGGCGAGAGAACGTGGTGGTCTGCTTTA